ATATTACTATTCTTAATGACCAATTAAAAGATAAGATTATAGGTTTCTCTGAGCTAACTTACAGGGAGAAACTACTTATCCTCAAGGAGTATCTTGAAGCTGAAGTCACAGCAACAGAAACTGCAGAAGAGAAAAAACAAGCTGCACAACAAAAAACAATCGACAAAATCCTTGAGGGTATTCAAACTTTTCAAGCAGCTTTGCAGGCAGTTCAACAGACCGTTTCAGATTACTACAACTTCCAATTTGAGCAGTTAGACAAAAGGAATAAAAGAATACAGGATTCTATTGTTGGAGAGTCAGAAAGAGCAAATCAACTTAGGTTAGAAGCTGATAAAGCTTACACAGCAGAAAGAGAGAAATTAGAAAAAAGACAAGCAAAAGTTGCTTTGAGATTGACCCTTGCACAAACCATAGCAAATGTGGCTCAAGCAGTAGCACAGAACCTAGGTAATCCAATTCTTGCTGGTATTATTGCTGCAGCTGGTGTGGGACAAATAGCAATCATTACACAACAGATTGCTGCTGTGGATTCCTACAAAAGAGGTGGTAGAATCAGAAAAGGACAAGGTGGATTAGTCACTGGTCCATCACATGAAGAAGGTGGGGTTAAGTTCCAAGGAGGAGGTATAGAACTCGAAGGAAACGAGGCAGTAATAAACAGAGTATCCACACTCAGATATGCTGACATCCTTTCGAGCATAAATGTAAGTGGGGGTGGTAAACCAATCATCATGTCAAACTTTGATGATTCTCGACTTATTGAAGCAATAGCTAAACAGAGACAAACTCCAATCAGAGCTTATGTTGTTGAAAGTGATATCACACAAGCTCAAACCATCAACAAACGACTTGAACTTTTAAGTCAGATTTAAGGCAAACTATTTATCAGAGATGTTAAAGATTATTGAACTGGAAATCGACCCAGAACTCAGTGGAGACACTGGCGTGTTTGAGGTCGCCTTCGTAGAGTATCCAGCTATTGAACAGGACTTCGTTTATTTTAGCAAACAGAAGTTTTACAAAGCCCCAGAATATGTCGCAGAAAATGCATGTAGAGCAATCAGAGAAAATGAAAAAAGAGGTAACCCAGCAGGAACCCAAGTTGGCAAAATAAGAGCTCAACAGCTCTGCAAAAGAGAAGACATCTCACTAGAAACAATCAAGAGAATGAAGTCATTCCTTGAGAGAGCTGCAACATACAATTCTGGTAACTGGGATGATAATGGAACAATTGCTTATGGATTATGGGGCGGGGCTGATGCACTAACCTGGGTTGATAAGATTTTGAAACAAGAAGAAAACTTCCAAGAGGGTGAAGATTTAGAAGATGCATGTTGGGAAGGATACATTGCAGTAGGATTAAAACCTGCTGATGATGGTTCAGGTCGTATGGTTCCAAATTGTGTTCCAGAGACAAGCTTCCAAAAGTTTGTTTATCCAAATGCTGGTGAAGCAGAATCAGAGTTCATTTCAAGATGCATAGGTGATAGTAAGATGGGTTCAGAGTTTCCAGATAGCAAACAAAGAACAGCAGTATGTTATTCTTACTGGAGAAGAAAGGATGAGTTCTCATTCAGAAAAGTTTCGTTTGACTATGATGGAACCTTAACCACAGAGAGGGGCATTAGGTTTCTTGAGAACGAATTAAATAGTGGTAATGAGGTCTACATTGTCTCAGCAAGAAATACTGCACCAGAGGAGCTCTATGACCTTGTAAGAAAATATAGAATCAATCCAACGCATGTTTACACCGTGGGTTCGAACAGAAACAAAATCGAGAGAATCAAATCTCTTGGTATTGAAAAACACTATGATGACAACATGAATGTCAGAAGAGAGTTAGGAAAAGTAGCTGCAGCTTTTGATTATGATGTTTCTGGTCTACCCCCCTATGAGACAACATCAGGAACAACTATGGAAGTAAAACCATTCTTAGGAGAAGAATGTGGTTGTTTAGATACTGGTAATTCAGTTGGTTATATTTTATCTCAAGAGCAGATAGATGTTCTAGGATACACAACCAGAAACTTCGATATGTGTCCTGGAGCAATTGATTTGTTCACCCACTTGACTTCAATGCCAATGGATGAAGACACCAAAGGAATGGTTAGAAGTGCAGCACAAATTGCTGACAATATCTTTGAAGTAGAGAGAGAAGTTTTAGTTCAAGGATATTCCACAGAAGAAGAAATCACAATGGCAAAAATACTTGTGGATGATTTCAAAGATTTAATGGGTGAAATTGACAGATTGGTTGGAATGAATCATGATGTGTCCTTTATGGATAATCACCTCAACCTTATTGTCTCTGTTTATGATGACCCCAGCACATGGGATGATGAAGAACAAGAGCTGTTCAAAGCTGTAGATTTCTTTAGAAAAAATCCAGAAAAAGCACCATTGAACTTCAACCAGTTTTTTACTGGTTTGAGTGAAAGAGAAATTATGGGTAAGACCGTGTTCAGGAATGGAACAAAGTTTTACAAATACGCTAGAAAAGATGATGGTGCACCAGATAGAGATTGGTGCATGAGCAGAGAAGACAAATACTTTAGAAGAAGTGCTATTGATGGTTTAAGGGATGGTAATTCCAAGTTTGGACATAATGGTAATGCATATTCTAAATGGCTCTACAAGGGCGGACCATGGTGCGTGCATGCCTGGGAGGAATACACCTACACATTCGAAGTAGATGCTTTAGGAAGAAGAATAAATGAAGCTCTCATAAACAATGGTTATGTGAATGGATTACCTGGGCAAACTTGCAATAGTGAAATCCCTGGTGCATGTTTTTATCCTGGAACACCAAGATATGAAGCAGCTTTGAGAAACAGATTTAGCAAAGAGGTTTCAAGGTCCTATATGGATGAAAACCAATTTAGCAAATGTTTTGGTGAGTTCTGCAACTTACAATTCAACAAAACAGAAGAGCACTTGTTCAGTGTCAACAAAGAACAAAAAATGCTCTACACCCCCCTTATGATTCCCAATCTCTTGATTCCTCGTGTTTCAGAAAATGGTGATAAGTATTTCGTGAAGTTCACGCCTGACGCTGTGGAAAAAATCCAGAGAAAGTTCATGATTGAACAGAGATTAAGGGAGACAAACTTGGAGCACTCAGACCAGAAGTTCAATGACATAGTTATGGTTGAAAGCTGGTTAGTAAATGGTGACTCTGATAAAGCATACACCTTAGGTTTCACTAGAGACCAGATTCCAACAGGAACTTGGATGGCGGGATACAAAATCCTTGATACTCCTGAAGGTGATGTAATTTGGAACGAATATATCAAACCTGGTAAAGTGAAGGGCGCCTCCGTTGAGGGGAACTTCATACTTAATTTTTCAAAACAAGATGAGGATGAGTATTTATTAGGAGAGATAATAAAAATCTTAAATAAAATATCTGAATAATGACAGCAAACGAAGCAATTTCGAAAATCGCTGATATGTTAGGAATGAGATTCAAATCCGAAAAATTTTTTCAGACCAAATTGGTAGATGATACTACAATCGTTACCAACAACCAAGAGGGCCCCTTCAACATTGGAGAGGAACTTTTAATTGTTGGAGAAGATGGTATTATGACACCAGCTCCTGCAGGAAGACATGAGACCCGTGAGGGTGTCATTTTGACCGTAGGAGAAGATTCAATCATCAGTATGATTGAGCAGGTTGAAGATGAAGCGGATGTAGTTAGAGATGCAGCAGAAGATGTAATGGTTGATACCGAGGTTATGTCTAAAGCTACTTTGACTGATGGAACTCCAATCATGACAGATGAAGATGAGGACTTCGCTCCTGGGCAATACGCTTATGTAATCACCAAAGAAGGTGAGAAAGTAGGTGCACCAGAGGGCGAACATACTACTGATTCTGGAATAGTTCTAACAATTGATGCAGAGCACCGTATTACTGGTGTAAAATATCCTGATGAATCTGGTGAAGGTTCACTTGAGGATATGAAAAAAGAAATGAAGAAAATGAAAGAAGCAATGTCTGACATGCTTAAAGTAGTTTCTGAGTTCAACAAGGAATTAAGTTCCTATAAAAAAGATTACGAGGAGTTCAAATCTCAACCACAATTCAAAACACCAGTTGTTGAAAAAAAGGGATTTTCAAAACCAGCTAAATCTATCTTAGATGCAAAGTTGGATTTCCTCAAAAATAATGGTGTTATCTAAATAAATTAAATCAAATGAAAAATCTACCTTCAAAAGTTGTTAAAGGCGAATCAAAACCTTTTGCTTTCAACTATGATTTGACAAACCTACCCGAGTATGAGTCATACGGCAATGAGATGCTTATCAAAGCATTCCTTGGTTTGACTACAACAAAGTATGCTAGCATTCGTGCTAACCTTAAGGGAACCACTGAACTCATTGGGTTCACAGAATCAGAAGTGATTCTACAAGACGCTGCGTGCGGATGGAATCCAACCGGCGAAACCACACAATCTGTTGTGGAAGTTAAACTTTGCAATAAGCAGGCACAACTTCAGTTCTGCCCGTACGACCTCTACAATACGTATTTGTCTCAGTATCTGTCGAATGACAATTTTCAGGAGCAAATCCCCTTCGCGGAGACCGTGCTGGAAGACGTAGCAAACCGCACCGCAAACCAAATTGAATACCAACTTTGGTTGAATAAAACTGCAACTGGAGCTACTCAATACAACTCTCAGTGCTTTAATGGTTTTGGTGCTCTCATAACAACTGGTAATGGCGCAACAGCTGTTACTTACACCGCGGCAACGCCTTCGAACGGATTGGAAGTTTTCTCGAATTACTACGCCCGTATCCCGGAAAATGTATTGCACAGAGATGACTTGGTAATCTTCTGTGGATATGCAGATTACCGTTCATTGGTTCAGTCAATGAGAAATCAATCTTACATCAACTTGTTCACTGCTGAATATGGTGACCCAGCTTCAGGTAATGAGTGGGGAGTAATTCTTCCGGCAACCAATGTTCGCGTTGTTCCAACGCAAGCGTTGACTGGTCAGAACCTGGTAGTAGGTGGACCGGCTCAATACATGTTCGTAGGAATGAACGGAGAACAGATGTCAGAAAGAATCATGTACGACCCGTTCCAAGATATAGTCAAGTTAAGCGTCAGAACCACGTACGGAGCCGGCGTTTTCTCGGTCGACTCTTTCTTCAGAGCAGGAGCTTAATCTGTAATGAAAAACCTAAAAAATAAACTTTCAACAAAAAATTAAATTATTATGAGTTGCTATATTTCATCAGGCTATACGTTAGATTGCAGAAATGCGAGTACGGGCGGTCTGAACACAATTTGGTTGCTTGGGGGTGCTGGTGCATCAATCTCAGGATGGACCTCGAATGGTGATGAGCAAGTTCTCTCAGCTTCTGGCTCAGGAACACTCTATAAGTTTGAGTTGACTAAGCAGGGTTCTTCATTCACAGAGGAAATTGGCGTAAACACGGTGAGTCAATCAGTTGTGTTTCAACCCACTTTGGTTATGAACCTTCCACGTCTCGATAAAGACCTTAGAAACCTTTTCCAAAACCTCGTAGCGCAAAACAGCGTAGTTGGTGTGGTAAAAGATAATAACAATCGCTACTGGTCATTCTCATGGGTGAATGGTGCTCTTGTTACTTCGGGTGGAATCGCATCTGGATTAGCATACACAGACCTCAATGGTTTGTCTGCATTGACTATCCAAGGTGGTGAACCAAACGCTTCACAGGAAATCGTTGTGAATACTAACCTTCAGGCAGTATTTACTGGTATTACCGTTCAACTTTAATCTTAAAAACTTAGGGGGTGAAATGCCCCCTTTTTAGCCAAAAAAAAGTATGTTTCCAAGGAAAAAGTTCATGCCCAGATGGGACACATTTAAGATACCAGCAGTTGCTTCAAACTCTGCATTGGGTGGATATGCACCAGAGGAAACTTCTGGTATTCCAGTGACCCCATCAGTGACCCCTTCGAATACTCCAACACCTAGCATCACAGCTAGTCAAACTCCGACTCCTTCTATTACAGCATCTGCGACAAATACCCCAACTCCCTCAATAACTGCGAGTCCTTCAGTAACGCCTTCGATTACCCCATCGACAACATCCACTCCAGTTGTTAGCCCTACATCAACTTTAACTCCAACTCCAACACCCTCAAAAACTCCTTTTTGTAAAAGGTTCACAGGAGTAGTCAATACACTTGGTAATGGTGTGGTATACAACTACACTGCTTGTAATGGTTTAGGTGGGACATTTAGAACCTCAAGTGCTTTTGGAACGACTACAACCGTATACTCACAATCTGGAGCACCAACAAAAGTTGGAGGCACTGGAACAATGACTTGGACTGACCAAGGGTTTGATTCACCTTGTCCAGGTAGTAAGTTTTATAGTGTGTCAACAAGTTCTGGTGTTGGGGCAGGAATTACCGTCACTGATTGTGGAGGTCAAACTTACGCTTTAGGAGTAACTTCTACTGGACCTTGGGCAGGTTGTTTTACTGCTATAAGTTGCACTGCTGGAAACTGCGGTAGTGTATCAATAGTTGATAATGGTAATTGTAGTTCATGATGAAAGCAGACCCCACTTTAACACAGAGCTCACGACTACTTTTGGATGGAGCAGAGTATGATAGATACACCATTGATTCAATTCAATGGAAGCTTACATCAAAC